AAATATCTATGTGTTGATTTACTATAGACCAGCGCACCGCATCCAACTAGAGTATTAGTGTCCATGAGCCTTCTCGATATTCACCCTCGACACTGCGTAACCAACCTTCTCCGGTCCAACGATACTGAACATTGGTTGTGAGATTTGTTAGATATTGATCGTCGATAACATTTTGACTGTCAAATGATACCTTCCATTGAGTACCATCAAATTCTATGATGTCGTTTGCATTTGCTGTAAAATGCTGTCCATTTGGACTCCAGGCTTCTGAGTACTCAGTATTGCCGATTTCATTGATATGATTCAAGATCAAATATCTTGTGCCAGCTGCCACTTTGTAGTTGCCAGTCAGTCGGTCAATCAACAACTGATCAACATTCACCTTGAATGGATCTATGATAGCATCAACTGGTTTAATTGTGTTAGTGGGCAGAGTATCAACATATGGATCAAACAACAACAGTGTATCGTCTGCTGGATGGAAAGCAATGGTACCAACTACTTCATGTCCGTTAGGTTGTTCTAGACGTATCTCGCTAGAGCCATTTTTTAATGATCCGTACAGGCTTGTGAATGCAGGCCATTTTTCCGGAACACCAGCAGGAGTATTAAAATTGATCAATCGTATGGTATTGCCAGACCACACCACTCCGTAGTGCATGACATTGTAGGTTTTCTTGGTTAGCACACGACCTGGGTCATCGATATAATCTGCATAGTTGCCTTTTCCGCCTGCACCATCAGCAAAGCCAGCAAGAATCTTTTGAACGACTCCTAGCTTTTTAAGTTTAGCAGGAGGACTGATCCAGATTGGTAGTTCAAATGTCATAGTGGCAATACTAATAGGATCTTCTGTGCCCACGGGTACACTACGAGCATCCCATGCTACATCGGTTAGGATTACTACACTCAGGCTGGTCCAGTCTATGTAGTTGTCGGTGCTTTGTATCTCTAGGCTTGGATTGAACAGCGTGGCAATCTGTTCAACCAGCTGTAGCTTCTGCTCAGTGTTTGATGTCCAGATGTCCAGCTTTAGGGTCAGACGATATGGTACAGGCATCATGCGCTCAACAGTGAATCCGTCTCCTTGCCCACTGGTAGGAAGACCTGTTGCCGGGTCAACCATTTGTTGACGCAAGTGAACCTTGCTTATGTGAAACGGTTCTTGCACACGGTCTCTATCATACTGCAATCCTGAGATATGCACAGCCATAGCTGGTACAGTGCTCAATGCGTTCTCGCTCATGCCTCTTAGCAGTTGGCTTGCTTGCCTGCTAGGATCGCCGTAGAATACAGGCACAGTCTGCAATGCTAACTTGCCTGTGGCAGAATCAGTTGTACCAAACTCTACCTGGAAGTTGCTGGTCAGTCGAATAAACTGCAACAGGAATCTGCGTATTTGATTGTCGTAAAAAAATTGTACAGCCATTAGTTATCTGCCTTTGGTGTGAGTATCTTGCTAAGGCTCTGTCTTTCTTGGTGCTGATTGCCCTTGGAGTCAGTGAACGTATTGGTATCATTAAAGAAACTATTGCGTAGTGTTTGGTTGTCTCCTGCGCCCGGAGTAAGGTTGGTACGCACAGAGTCTTCGATCTTGACCCAGCGTTTGCCATCATATCTAAACAGTCTGTTGGGAACAAAGTCTAGTCTCAAGAAGTAATCGCCGCTCTTGGCATGACCTGGAAATGCCACACCCATGTTGACCTCTAGACCGTTTGGTGCGGTACCGTCGCCAGACAAGTATCCTTGTACTTTTGCAGTTGGTGGATACACAGCCGCATCTGCGGTAACCTTGTTGCTGGAGACAAGAGTAATGGTTTCACCGGACGCAACAGTGATTTTTTCAGACAGTATGATACCATTTTTTCCAACCACACCTGTGACAGTTACATTGTTTGCAGCCAGGATATTTGCGTTGGTAAACACAGACCCTACGATAACACTGGCTGCATTTGCAACCAAGATGCGGTCAGTTTGGATCTTGGTTGAAGTAACGGTATAGGTTATGGAATTGCTACCAGAAATGTTTATATTGCCAGCATTAACTGGTTGCGTATTTGGATCAGATATCTGTCCAACTGGGTTACGGTCTACGACATATAGGTTGGCAGTGTTATAGCCAGACCTAGGAAGATTTACTTCTGCTTCTGCGATGATAGATTGATTGATATCAAGATATTTGTTATAGGTACTAACAATATCACTTAACGGTGATGTGTTTGCGTTGGCGGTGAATGGATCACTGTCTCCGCTGATCTTGTTAAGGATATCTTTGTATTCCTGGCTGTCTACCAATGGTTGTAGTTTCACACGCCACAGATGTGGGTACCAGGTAGGACTGAATCCTTCTGCGGCCCAGCTTGCATCGCTTACCACATAGAATCGTTTGATAGCAAATGGAATAGTATCGTCCAGCGCATGATAGTCTTTAAGGTGCATTAGTTCCAGAACATCGCCTGCGATGATCTTGCGCCCAACAGTTTCCACGATGTCATTCAAATGAAACGTCATGAACTGTGTACCAGCAGCCAGGAAGATGCCAAACTGGCTTAGGTCAAAGTCTTGATCTTGTTTTTGATAGATGCCGCGTAGGGTGTACACAGATGTGTCGTATTTTCTATCACGATTTTCTAACCACAGCAGATCCTGTATAGCAGTCACACCGCTTCCGGCAACAGCACCGTTGGCAGTTTGTGTACCAAGGTACTTGTGTAGCACAATGCCAGTTCCGCCAATGGTGAACATTTCGCTTATGCGTCGATCAATAAACTTGTAATCACTGGCTTTATTCTCACGCCATAGGCTCAAACGTGGCATTTTGGATCCTTATTGTTGTATTTAGTGCGATTGACAGTATGTCCAAAAGGTTGTATACTATGCAAATGGAAATAAAAAATGCCCTAGAATGGAATGCTGTGAGCTCTAAACTGCGAGCTCAGATGCATGCCGCACCGCAGATGTGCAGGAAGGATCTGGCCAAAATGATAGGGCAGATTGAAAACCTAGTGCATCAGCTGGGCAGTGAAGAAGTTGAAATGCGCCGTTGTAAAAAAACAACAACACCGCGCCACGCAAGTTTGCTGGAACAGATAAACAAAAGTATTACAGACTTTGATCAGTGGCTGGTGTTAGCTCATTTGCAACATGGTTGACACATTTGTCCATTTTGTGTATAATTACAAAGTAATCAATTCCTAAGGAGCAAGCATGGCAACAGCCGCTAAAAAAGCACCCGTTAAAAAAGCCAACACAGGCAAGACAGTTGCAGGTGTTAAGATTGCAAAGAAAAAAGTCAGTGTGCGCAGAGCACACCTGGCTGACGAAAAGTACACAGGCGGTGAGCCTCAGTGGGACACCGAGCGAGCACTTGCAATGAGTGACGCAGATTTTGACCATCACCTGCGCCGTAGTTTTTATTACTACAACTATCACTTCACAGTCAAAGACCTCAAGCCGGACTTTATCAAGTGGCTTCAGGAACAAAAACATTTCACAGTTAGCAAAACTGATCTCAGCAAGGTAATCAAGAGTCGTTGGGTTCCTATCACAGCATGCAGTATCATTGCCGCACATGGTGTGGGTATGCCACTCAAGCCACGTGCATTGCAGTATCTCGAAACAGCGGTACGTGATGTTGTGGAAAAGTACAGCCAGTACAACGAGGAAGACGATCAGCCTGTTGCGGTAGAAACAAAGACAGTGTACAAACAGCCCACGATCCAGGACCGACTGAACGAAAAGACAGCGGCTACCATTGGTGAGCTGGAAGGGCACTATGATGATCTAGCACAGATCAAGTTCTATGAATTCCTGGTTGCACAAAACGTGCCACAAGGACAGCTGGGCAAGATTGAAAAAGTGTATGCTGAACGCAGAGCTGAACTGGAACTTGCACAGTCTAAAACAGACGAACAATTGACCGAAGGCTACAAGCATCTCAAGGCCGCTGACTTCAAGAAACACTATGCATGGTTTGATGAACTGCAAAAAGCCATTGAACAGTATCGTGGTGTGAAGAAAGCGACCAAGAAAGCTCGTGTTAAAAAGAGCCCTACCAAAGAAAAACTGGTTGCCAAACTCAAGTACGCCAAGCAAGACGCAGTGCTCAAGTTGGTAAGTGTCAACCCAGTGGACATCATTGGCGCACAAGAGCTATGGGTCTACAATGCAAAAACTCGCAAGCTGGGACAGTACATTGCAAGCAATAGTTTGGGACTGGCTATCAAAGGCACCAGCATTGAAAACTACACAGACAAGAGCGTGAGCAAGACTCTGCGTAAACCTGAACAGCAGTTGGCAGATTTCATGAAAGCCGGCAAAGTACAGTTGCGCAAGTACATGGATACTATCAAAGCAACAGAAACCCTGCTAAACGGACGTATCAATGCAGACGTGATACTGCTCAAAGTGCAGTGATCTAACCCTAGCCCGAATCCCTGTGTGCATAAATATTGCATACAGGGATTTTTTATGGCCACAGAACAAACAGGGTTAACACCTACCAAATCAATGATCACAGACAGTCTGGGTGGCCCTGGACACATTGCCTACGACGAAACACGTCAGCCACCAAATGCACAAAAACGCAAAGAAATTGAAGACTATATTCGTTTCCGACTAGGTGATGGCATGGTTGATGTTGAGCTGGACCCCGCACACTACAAGGTTGCCATTGATCGAGCACTGCTACGCTATAGACAACGAAGCCAAGCGGGCGAAGAAGAAAGCTATGCATTCCTGGATCTATTACCTGAGACACAGGAATACATACTACCCGATGATATCATGACGGTTAGACAGGTGTTTCGACGCGGTATTGGCAGTGTAACAGGCACAACAGCCAGTCAATTTGAACCTTTTGCGTCAGGTTATTTGAATACCTATATGTTGGTAGCAGGTCGTGTTGGTGGCCTAACAAACTATGAACTATTTGCACAATATCAGAAGTTAGCCATGAACATGTTTGGTGGCTACATGAATTTCACATTCAATCCAGTCAGTAAAAAAATTACCATCGTTCGTAAAGTACCCGAGACAGGGCACACTTACAAGCGCATGCAAACACTAAGTTCAAGTGGAACCACTGTGGGTAGTACCATCACTATCACACTTGGCGAATCCTGGGGTGGCAAAGGTCTAGCAGTAGGGAATACAATCGTGATTGTGAACTGCCCTATCGTTGGATACAATGACTCATATACCATAGATTCACTAGATGGCACACAACAAACGGTTACTGTGATTGCAAAACAAAATCTAGGAGGCACTCATGTTACCGGGTTTAATCTTACTAGAACACAGGTATATGCTCCGAGCACAGATGATCCTGCAGAAACAGTACTGCTCTGGATCTATAACAAAAAGCCAGACAGTATGTTGTTCAATGACAGCAGAATTTTTCCATGGATCCAGGACTATGCTCTAGCAGTTGCTAAAGACATGCTAGGTCAAGCACGTGAAAAGTTTGCGCAGATTGCAGGACCACAAGGCGGTACACAACTCAATGGTGCCGCATTGAAAGCTGAAGCCAAGGCCGAAATGGAAGCCCTCGAGGAAGAACTCAAACGCTTCTATGATGGTAGCCAACCTTACACCTGGGTAACTGGATAAATACAAGATCATGAAAATTAATGAGATTATTTTTGAAGAAACAGATCCTACAGTGAATCATGCTCCTGGGCTTGAGCAAGACAAAGTGCAAGACACCCATAAGTCTGCGGTAAAGAATCTGCTTACATTTCCAGATCAAAACATGTCAACAGGCAGTGCATACATGAACTATAGATTTGGTGTTGCATT